GTACTGTGAAATATATGCAGAAGCCCTTCAGAGCTTCTTTAGGTATTGCGTCAATAGGATCTACCCCATACCCCTCTACTACTTCTCTACGGTCTTCTATACGTAGATTAGAGGCCACCTCAATGGCAGCCTCTTCCGTGATTGGATGTATGAATTTAGATCCGTTTATAAAATCTGTTGGTGTATTCTCCTTCCCAGGACATTGATTCAATGTTTGCTGGTGATGGATGAGTTGAAGAGATAGTAACACTTACGTTTGTATTCCTTTCGTAGACTGGAATTGTTCTAAAACTCCCGTCTAAGTTGGGAGCACGGTTTGCTTTGTAGCCATCCAAAATGGCCGATTCATGTGTATCTACAAAGTCAGGTTTACCTGTACGTTCTAGTTTTGTGATGAATTGTCCTACGGGACCAAAGTTTAGTTTTAGTCTTTGGACAATTAGTGAACCAGATGTATCAGCTACAACTTGACTACCTTTTGTAGAAGTCGGATAAATAGTAGGCAGTTCAACCTTCATCTCATATTCACGTCCTACCTTCACTGGGTCATCAGACCAGTCACCAGTCAATTCAACTGTGCCATCGCTGACAGTACCTGTTGCATACCTACCTCTGTTGTCATTTGTCTCTGTGACAATTACAGCGACTGTGTCGTCATCATTGAGGGGTGTGTCAGTTGGTAATGTCAGAGTTGTGACATCATCATCTGAGTCATAGCTCAAGCTACTTGCTTCAATTGATTGATAGTAGTCAAGGTGAATATCAAATTCACTTTCATCTTGAGAAATAAAGGGACGCGACGCGGTATCCATCAGCTGGATTTTGCAAAGCTCATCCTCATCAGTTATTACGTAATATTCATCATTGATGATAAATTGATGTGTAATGTCTTTGTCAAAGTTCCATACAAACCAAGCACCCTGCAATCGTTTTTCTGCATTGCCGAAATACTTAAAACCGTATGCCTTGTCTTCGCCACGTTTGCACGCAATGATAAACGAGTTTTCTCTTGAGTTGGCTAATGAGTCAATATCTTTTGGAAGCAGCCTTTGAATGGTTTTACTGTTTTCTAATATTTGTGGTTGCGTTTCTCTGGTGATGTTAAACATCTCAAAGAACCTGCTGTATGCACCAGCGTTATCTATGAATGCTAGGCTTGTACCAAGAGAGATTGGAGATACATTTATGTTGTAATTATAAGTTGATAAAGTATAAATCTTTGCTGTCTCTGGATTTAAGATATCACTGTCAGTTGTAAACAGGTACTGTGCCGTAGCACTGAACAATATCAGACCTGTATTCATCTCAATCCCATCTACTAAAGCATTAGGGCTAGATGAACTACATGATATGTCAATTCTATCTACACCAGAGAAAGTCAATGCTGTCTTATTCCAGAAGTTACCTAGGTTGCCAGGCTGAGACAGAATCAAGTTACTGCCACTTAGAACTGCTAGGCGGTCTCTATGGAACAGAAGCTTGCTGATTTTGTTATCAACAAATGAAGGTGTTTTGTTAGTGTTGTTGTCACCTACTTCACGATTGCCCCAGCTGTACTGGTCAAGCGTCATCGTTGTAGCACCTGTCCTCTTAAGTACATAGGGCATGGTTGCTGCGTCAAATGAAGTAGTGATACCAGGCTCTGCACATTCCTCCCAGTGACCAGGGCCATCCCTGTCGTTATCACCTACAAACTTGAGGTAGTAATCATCTTCAGTAAGTTCTGAACTGTTAGTAACTTTGACTATAAAGCCATGTTTGCAACTGCTAGGTAGTTCACTAACATCATTGACTGTATCTGTAATGATGTTGAAAAGGTCTCCATCCAATGCTTCTACATTAAAAGCACTGTCATGCGTTAGATAAATACCATTACCGATAATAGTGGCATCAATAGTATCAAATTCGGCTGTGATTCCAGCAAGAATACCAGTAGCATCCAGCGAGTTTGCAGTGTCTACATCAATTGGCGTGGGTCTAATACGTTCTAGATTCCTTCGGTAAGAAGAAGTATTGATTTTGTCAACATCAACCTGATGATTTCGACCTTCAATGCTGACATTAAAACTTGTAATGGTTTCGTCATCTGGATCCCAACTACCACCGTATAGAAGATCTACAGTAACTGTATAGGATACATAATATCTAGAATGTGTATGATTGTCGTGGCCGCTTACGTGTCCTATGTATGATTGTCCGACACACGTTACTCTGACAACAATACCACTTTCTGCGTGGGTATAAATTCTACTTCCTGCTTTATTAATTTCAACCGCACAATCTTCACTGCTACAAGTTTCGCTGAATCCTGGTTCATCAATTGAAACAATCCTTGCTGATTGTTCCTCTGCATATGTGTCGTTGTTATATACATTCAATGCATAAGAACGACGTGGCAAAATTTGCTTTAGTTCAACAAATGCTGAATGGGTATCAGGTCTTGCCGTAGCGGTGGCTGTACCCATTTCTACATCAGTAGTTCTGTTCGTCAGGAACGTAGTATCGTTAATAGTTAAAGCTTGAATATCACCATCAGCTGTATGCGTTAGATATGTATCAGGAGAGTTCGACTCAGTGATAGTCATCTCTACGCCATCACTGCAGCGCCATACACGCACGTTTCCATCACGTGCTACTTGACCTACATACGAGCCTTCATCTTCATCCCGATAATATTGAAACCAGTTACCTGCTGTTTGAACATTTTCTAGAGTCTTTACAAACTCCAGTCCTGGTCGTTTTGTTAACCCATCGATGAGATCAGGTACAACGTTCTCAGCATTCCTAACCTGACCAGGAACCTTCTGTTCATCTGGATATTGAGAGATACCTTGATATAGATTAGGTATTGTTTGAGTAATCGTTGCCATTAGCGCCTCAGTGCTTGATATGGTTGATAGGTGACGTAGTGAGTATTGTCAGGGAATCCCATAAAGTTGTGATCACCCTGGTTGCATTCGTATTCCATACAAGCTGCACGAGCTAAAGCTTCCTGACTTGCCAGTAGTTGTACAAGCTGAGGGTTAGATACAAGCTGGGTAGCTGCACGTGTTGATGAACGGTATGTGATGTACCTCTGGAACACTGAAGGAATATCTTCAAAGTCATAGACACGAACTATGTCTACATAGATAGTTTTATCAAATTCAAATTTCTTAGATACTTTGTCGTAAAGCTTGTTCTCCCTTTTGACAATGTTTTTACCTCTGTCAAATTGGTTTCCACTGATGTCTATACGTAGTGCATCAGCAGGCCAGTCAATATATTTAGTTTCTACGTCAGGCGACAGTGGTACATCTTGTTCCCTGTTAAATACCCACCCTTCGTTTTGTACATCAATAACTGATTCTTTAAAGATGTTTTGGATATAGCTTACTTCAGGGTTTGTTTCGTCTAGCTCAGTAAGTGGTGCTTGTCCGATGCTCCCCAAGATTGAGTTCACAGCGGATAGTTCGGTATCGGTGCCAATAGTTGAGGACATAAGATTAAAAAAAAGGGCCTCCGAAGAGACCCTAGTAAAGAATAAATATCAGAATGCAGCAGGCTTGGTGGCAGTACCAGCAAACAGTTCAACTGCAGCAGCAGGGTTGAGATAATCAGCGCCCATTGCGAGGCGTCCGAGGATAACATCACCCTGGTAGATGACAGAAACGTCACCTGAAGTTACTTGTACTTGAGGACCAATAGCCTCAACACAACCAGCAGCTTCGCGTTGGAAGATCAAGCCACAGCTGTTGGCGAATTCAGTTTCTTCACCGTACTCGTTATGGATTCCAGTGACATCGTTAGCAGCATCTTCAAGAGCTTCGGATACGAAAGTACCAGTGTTGCCAGGATCGGTCACACCAGGGTTCGTCGCAGAGCTAGTTCCATACTTAGTTCCGTACTGTGAGAAGAACGGAATGTTCATGGACTTGTAGATGTGAATACCAGCAATCTCGATGACGCCGTTTCCGCCTTGCAGTGCAGAACCTTGAACATCACGGTTTACCAGGCCGTTGGAACCAACAGCTTGGATCAATTCATAATATTGTCTGGGGTTCAGAACGCCGCACCTGCCGTCGCTACTGATACCCTTCTCGTCCATTGCAGCAGCAGCGTCATAGAACGCCGATACCAGAGCGGAAGAAGAGTATGCATCAGAAGCATTGGTAGTAGTACCAACACGGATCTGTGTACCACCTGGCTCCACAAAGTTAGTTGCACTAATAGGAGAGGCAGCACGTGCACCACGAGTGATTGCACGGAAGATCAGACGGTCATACTTTTGTGCGAGTGCATAGCCGATTTTGCGGCTAATTTCTGAGCGAAGATCGTAATGAGAAAGGGTCTCATCAAGGTCGTATACGAATGCGCTGGAGATCAGCAGGTCGTCAACCGTGATGGTCTTCTCAGCCACGGGCGGCGCACCATCATCGTTACCAAGAATCGCATTTCCAGGAGTATGGTACTCAGCCTTTGTACGACCCGTGTAGATGAACTGCAATGATTTGCCGTTCTTAAGTGTACGCTTCATCACAAGATCGCGAGCGATCGTATTGTGTTGGAAGCCTTTGAACATTTCGCCACTGAAGAGCTTCAAATACAAAGCTCGGTTATCAGTATCGCTAAAATTAGATCGACCACCATAAGTTAGATCAGTGGTCAGATCAGAAGTTTGTTGTGCCATTTTTAAAGAGAGTGTTTATCATTAACTCTCTGAACGTTCAGAGTTATTCAGTTGTAAGTTGTGGTCTATCCCACCGTCTAGACGGCTAAGGGTGTCCGGCTTACCGGGCCAAAGCCAATAAGTGAGGGAGGAACTTGAACCTCCCTGTTAGCCATTAACTAATCACTTGGTGTATGCGACACCGCGATACACATACTTGCGAGGAATGCGTGTCATGATGTTTACCTCCGAAGAGATCTAACAGTCCCGTTCCATACTGTTAGTAGCATGCGTCTTCTACATTGTGTCGAACAAGACTTCCAGTTTCAGTTTGTCTAGTTGACCTTTGAGTACCAGCATTGCTTGTTGCTCAGCTGGATCACCACCAGGCCATTGATCTAAATAAAATTCAACAGCCCTATGCATTAAGTCAACATAGGCATCATTGACTCTGATCTCGTATTCCATAATTAAGAAGATGAACGGACTTTTTTATGCCTAGGTGAACTAGGTCTATGGTCCCAAAAGATATAAGATGCGACACTAATTGTCGCCAACAATCCTACAGCAATAATCATCCAACTGATGGTGCTACCAGTGCAACACTTGTTGTTTCTGCAGCAGCAAGATCAAGTGGGAAGTTATGAGCATTCCTTTCGTGCATGACTTCAAAGCCAAGGTTTGCACGGTTCAACACATCAGCCCAGGTGTTAACCACTTGACCCTGATTGCTCAGGATTGATTGGTTAAAGTTAAGACCATTAAGATTGAAAGCCATAGTACTAACACCCAAAGCTGTAAACCAAATGCCGACGACAGGCCAAGCTGCAAGGAAGAAGTGGAGTGAGCGGCTATTGTTAAATGAAGCATATTGGAAAATCAATCGTCCAAAATAACCATGCGCAGCAACGATGTTATACGTCTCCTCTTCTTGACCAAACTTATATCCATAGTTCTGACTAATCTCTTCAGTGGTTTCACGAACCAAAGAAGAGGTGACAAGACTGCCATGCATAGCTGAGAACAAAGACCCACCAAATACGCCGGCAACACCAAGCATATGAAAAGGATGCATAAGAATATTGTGTTCAGCCTGGAATACCAACATGAAGTTGAAGGTGCCGGAAATGCCAAGAGGCATACCGTCAGAGAAGCTACCTTGTCCAAGGGGATAAACAAGAAAGACAGCAGTCGCCGCAGCGACCGGAGCAGAGTATGCAACAAAGATCCAGGGCCTCATTCCCAGTCGGTAACTAAGTTCCCATTCGCGTCCCATGTAAGAGAAGATACCGAGCAGAAAGTGGAACACCACGAGCTGGTACGGTCCGCCGTTATAAAGCCATTCGTCAAGAGAACCCGCTTCCCACACTGGGTACAGGTGCAAACCGATGGCGTTGCTGCTAGGCACGACAGCGCCGGAGATGATGTTGTTTCCATAAAGAAGAGAGCCAGATACAGGCTCACGAATACCGTCAATATCAACGGGTGGTGCTGCAATGAATGCAATGATGAAGCAAGTAGTTGCTGCGAGCAGGCAGGGGATCATCAGTGTCCCGAACCAGCCCACATAGAGTCGATTATTTGTAGAAGTAACCCACTGGCAAAAGTCTTCCCAGGTCGAATTACGTCGTTGTGTAAGTGTTGAAAAGGTTGTCATTTAAATAAAAGTGCATGTCTATGTCGCCGGTAAGTAAGACCATTTTTAGGAGTTGGCTCTCCAAAGCTAGGGAGGGAATTGCACCCTCCTTTAATTCTATTTAGCTAGTCACCAAAGACCAGGAATCACCTGACCAGTCAGTGCATAAGATCCGAGAGCTGCGATAACACCAAGCATTGCAAGGCGTCCATTCAACATCTCTGCTTTTTCGTTGTGTGTCACGGTTACTTCAGCGGTGTACATACGTGGTTCGGTGGGCCAGATTTGTGTGTCGTTCATCAGAAGTTGTACTTAGCTCCAGCCTTCACGCCATAGCTGTTAGTGCCACCAGTCAGGAAGCTCAGTTCACCGTATGCACTCAGTGCGTCAGACACGGGAACAGAACCACCGACCTTACCGGACAGTTCAATCTCGGTGTCGCCTGCTTCAGGCAGCACCAGAGCAGGGCCAGCTTGGACGTACCAGTTGTCACCTTCAAAACCTGCGTGGGTTTCAATAGAAGAAGACGAATGGTCAGATCCAGCGAAGCCAGAATTTGACTCAACGTTCACATAAGGGCCAGCCACAGCAGCAGTGCCAAGGCCGAGGAGGATACCAGTTGCGATAATAGATTTCATTTTAATAGTTGTTGTTTACTTTTTAGTCTTTACACATTTGTCTTTGCCGTTTTTTGTTCCGGCATATGAGTAGCCTTTCCAGCAAGCTTTGCCGTCAGCTCCTTTTATTTTTTTAGTAGCCTTTTTTTTGCTTGTTGCCATTTGTTCTCACTGCCTTGCTATTCTTTTTAACTGGCTTGTGTTTTTTACCGTTATGCATAATTAAAAGAAGTTGTCAGATCGATCTAGTTTTTCAATAATTGCCTGCCGATATGCAGGGTCACGGTCGTAGCGTGGATCAGACATTGCTGCAACAACTTCTGCCTGACTTTTAAACACGTCGCCACCACTCGTATTTGGTGCTTTACCTGTAATCATCTCTCCATCACTACCATTTTCTGCTTCATATTTAGCGTTCAATCCTGCCACAGCAAGTTCAATTGCTTTTGCATTGCCTGTCTCAACAAGTGAATCAAATGCCTGAACTGATGCATCGTCAAGATTCTTTCCAGCCCATTGAATAAGTACATCGTATTGTTTTTCACCACCAACACTCTCCTTGATTGATTTCACCTGAGTGTCATCTAATTGAGCTGAAGGTTGGTTGTTTACTTGCGAGCTGATATATGCATTGACTAGTTCCTCACTAGACATCTCTGTCAACTTAGACATAGTGTCTTCAGACAGTTCGCCTTTTTCTGCGTATTCAGCTGATGCTGTATTCAGAAATTCTTGAGTACTAGTCGGTTCTTCGACAGGTTGCTCTTCCACTTCAGGTTCACTTTGATTGCTCAAAGCTTTCTGTGCTTCAAGGTAACCTTTCTCTAGTTCTTGAACACTTTTATATTTACCAGCCAGTAGTTGTTCTTGTTCGGCTTGCATCTGTTCGCCGAGAGCCAGTGACTCTTGCTCATCAGCATTAAGTAGTGGAGCGTCTGCTTGAGACTCATCCATTGAAAAAGTATTAGTCATCTTGTGGTGGTAGTTGTTGTTCTTCTTGTGGTTGCTTTGAAGGGTCCATCATTGGTGCGCTAGCAAGTTGACCAGCTTGATCCACAAGGGATTGCTGTTGTGCCATCTGCTGTTGCTGAGCCATCTCTTCCTGAATCTGTTCTTCACGCTTAACCAGTCCTAGGTAATCAATACCTTGAGCAGCTGCTAGTCGCTTAATAGCTTCAGTCGAATCGATGTACTTCATCAATGCTTCAGGACCAAGTGTCTGAGCAATGGTAGTAATAAACGTCGTCAAACTCTCACGATCTTGACCACGACCTAAAGCATTTACGCCAGCTACAATAGTAGGGCTCACATATTCTTTAGGAATTTTTGGCAGCTGTCCATTACGTTGTAGAACCATCATTACTCGGTTCAAGTAAGGGACAAGGAACTCAACGGTCAGTAGACTGAATAGACCACCAAGCTGTTGTTCTAGTTCAAGTTGTGTAAGGCGTACTTCTTCAGCAGTAGTTCTTTCTGACTGACGGATGTTCAGCTGTAAGAACGCCTCTCCAATCCTTCGCTCAAGTTGTTGAGCAAGGTTGGCCGCAGTTGCAAAGTCAGCTGTCTT